GACTCTTTTACATGCCGCCATGACACCCCCTATATACGCCCCTATAACACCCCCCTATGATATGCCTCCCCTATGACGCGCCTCCTGACGCCCTCTGCGCGCCTCAATGCGCCCTACCCTAATTACCCCCTCATGATGCGCGATTGATCGCTCCCATGACGCTTCTATGCCGCCTGACATGCATCTCCGCAATGATGCCCCCCGATTCAATCGCGCGATGCGATCAAATCGAGGGGCAAGAGCGATCAAAGGGTCGCGGTCGTTTCGTAAGGGGTGAAGTTGGGGGGGCCTTCTGCGAGCGCCCGTGCGGCTTCCGTCTCTGTCTATTCCTTCGGAGCCTTCAACCACCAGAACTCGCCCTGAGCGTAGGACGGCTCGGTGTGGGAGATGACCTCCCAACCATGGTCGAGGTACCAGAGCAGATCCTTGGAGGAGCGGACCTTCAACGGCTTGCCTCGGCGGATGGCCTTTGCCCCAGCCTTGCTGAGGACCTCTTCGGTTGCCTTCTGCCAGATTGTCATGGTCGACATGATATCAGATCACCTCCAGTCCTGGGAAGACCTCAGCGTAGAACTCGCGAGTGTGGCCATCCTGCGAAACCTCGACCTTGGCTGAGCGGCCCTCAGTCTTGGGTCGGGTGATCTGCTCGAAGACCCATTCCTCGCCTCGGAAGTCTGTGAGGATGGCCCCGGGTGCGAGTGCGACCGTCGAGGTGGAATCGGTGTGGTATGCGGTGTGGTTCGTCATAAGACTACCTTACCACAGCATGCCGTGAGACCCAAGGTCTTCTTGCCAGCCATCTTGGTAGCCCTCAGTGGCTCCCTGAGGCCCTAGTAGAGTACCCAGATGTCTAGATATCCCCCCACACCATGCCCGCGCGAGGGAGTCTCTCAGGCCCTGCTACACACCTCTACTCCCCGGCTGTTTATGACGAACAGTGCCGGGGAGGAGGTCCTCACTGGAGGAGGTCTTAGGGGGCGATGAAGTCCTGCCCGATTCCGTTGCCCATCTCGGAGGCGTCCCAGTAGCACCTCGAGTCGGACTATGACTGGCAGGGAGGCAGGCGGTCCGTGGCGATGTTGAGCGCCCAGCATCCCATGAACCCGAGAAGGATGCCGAGGGAGAGCGATGCGAAGAGGCGGTCCCAGCGGACCTTGAACTTCATGGTTGAGCGGCGGTTCATGCGAAGACCTCCTGGAGTCCGATGATGAGCAGAGCGATGAGTGGCGAGGCGACCAGTGCGGTCATGACCAGAGCGGCGAAGAGCACCGGGATGTTGACCCCCGTGTGGTCGGGGGCCCTCATCGGTTGTTCCGCTTCGTGGTGGTGGTGCGCGGGGTGGTGCGCCCCTTGGTCGGGTTGAAGTTCGCGGTGCGAAGCGATGCAGCGATGCGCGCGATGTCGGCGGTGGTGAGGTGGTTGTTGTTCGTCATAGTTCAATTATAGGGGCCGCCTCAGCACCTTGTCAAGGCGACCCCAGAACTTAATTGATCTGCCTCATGATTTCGATTTCCCACTGGTCGAAGGTCAGCATGATGCGTGCGCCCCATTCGGCGTAGACGTCGTTCATCATGTCGACCGCCTCAGTCGGGGTGTACCCCTCATCTTCGGTGAGGTGGCGGATGACCTCGGCCTCGGAGACATAACCGGCAGGCGCGGGGGTGGGCGGCGTCCAAGGGAGTACCTCGATCGCGGGGTTGTTGTTGTTCGTCATGCAAGCATCTTACCATGCCTTGCAGCATCTTCTAAGGCAACCGTGGCACTTGCTAATCATTATCAATAGCCGCGATGTCCTAGGGCGGTCGCCCTCGGCATGGTAAGGTAGTCATATGACGAACAACATGATCAAGGCCGAAGACCTCACCGCAGGCGACCGCTTCGAGACCGCCGACGGGGAACCGCACACGACCTCCCGGGTGCGCCTCATCGACCACCTGAGGTGCCGCATCGACACCAAGGAAGGCAAGGTCATCATCGCCCGACGCGATGCCGCCTTCTGGCCGCCCCTCGACGACAGCGACCAGATCTGACTCCCCTCCCCTCGAGATGAATGCCCTGCTCGGGGGGAGGCGGGCGTGTGTGGGGGGTTTCTTCCGGGCAGATATCTAGACCTTTACCCCCAGCGCGCTACGGCTTCATACGGCCGCTGAAGGCTCCTCACACACGGGTCACCCCCATTGCTGGGGGCTTCCTCGTTATTCCGTCGGGGCGACGTATCGGTAATTGAACCTTGACATCGTCGCCTCGATGATGTAGTCGATGATCGCGTTGGCGGCGTCGTCATCGTCGGGGTGAGCGACCTCGTCGAGGAGCGTGTCGGTGACCCCCTCGATGAACGTGTCGAACAGTTTCTCGATGTCGCGACCTTGCACTCGCTCATCGATGAACTTTTGGGTTTCGGTGATGTGATCGTTGTTCGTCATATGACAATACTACCATACCCCCCTCGACTACCCAAGGACTTTTTAGGGGCGATTTATCGACGGAAATTGACACCTGCATTAGCATGCATTAGCATTGCATTATGACACGCAAAAAGCAAACCCAATTCACCGCGACAAAGGGAACAGCATGCCGTGCCGTTTACACGCACCATGCCGGAATGCTACACAATGTAGAATTCACGTTCAAAACCGATGAGGGTGACGTCGTTATCACCATGCCATTCGACGTCGCCAGGGAAACGCTAAACGCCGGCATCGCTAGTTATCAGGCGATTATGCGACCTCTCCAAATCGCACAACAGGTGCCGTTCGGGGGGTAATTCCCTCGACTCCACACCCAGCAGGCAGGCGCACGCGCGTGTTTGAGGGGGGTTTGGTCGGCCCAGATATCTAGACCTCTGCCCTACCCCCCATAACGCCCCCAGAACGCTCCTGAGGCTTCCCAGGGGCAGTTCGCCAACGGGACCGCGAGCGCGTCGCTCTGGACGAAACGCCGACACTGTTTCGACGGAGAAGCAACTTTCTTCGAACAAAGGTTCTCCTTGACACACGACACCAAACCACCCCCCTCGCGGGGGGCAGTCGGTGATGCGTCAGGCGTCGATCACCTCGGCGTCATCGATCTCGTCGAGGGGGGCATCTTCGGTCGCGACCTTGCGCGCCTCGCTCCAGGTGTGGTATGCCTTCGTGAGGCGGCGCGCATCGCGCTTCTCGATCGACCAGCGCGCCCCCTTGCCGGGCTGGTCATCGACCGGCGTGATCGAGCGAAGGAACTTCCGAACCTCGCGGGGGTTCGCCTCGAGCGTCGATGCGAATTCGGCAACGGTGTAAACGGCCATGATATGACTCCTTGTATCATGCAAGAGATTCGCGCGATTCGGATTTGAATCGTCATCCCCCCCCTGCATGCTTCAACTATACCATGCATGATGCGCGCGCCCCAGGCGATGCAGCAACTTTTTGCGACTTTGTGACTATCACCAACTTGGTTGTATGCCGGCGCGCCGCCTTGACACGGAGCGACGCATGGTATATCACGCGCGCTCGCGCACGCCCGGAATATGACGCCCGGCGTCAGCGGCCCTCAGCGGCGTTTTGAGGGGGTCGGCTCCCGACCAGATATCTAGACCTCTACGCCCCTAGAAACGCCCTCAGGATCGATCCTGACCCCCTCACGAGCTCGTTTTCCTCGGAAGTATGTACGGGGAGGGGGGTTTGTTAGGGAGGTGTAGAGTCGAAGATGCTTCCGTATAAATTGGACGGGAATAAACTGACTTGTTTTATACGCACGTGTATCGCATACGCGCTGGTGCATGCGCTGTCGCTTCTCCATGCGCCTCCGTGCATATGAGAATCCCGTCCTACTCTGAGCCCGGCCGAGTCGGGGAAATAAATTGGAGTGCTCCGAGCGTGTCCTTTCCGCTATCCTCACCGACTATGGGCAATTCCCTCAGGTCCTCTACAGAGACTTGGATTTGTTAGAGTCCCCGAACGTGGCATCTGGCATCGACTCGGACCACTTCTCGCATGACTTGAACTAACGCGATAGGTTTCCCGGATATTCCAACCTTCCAGTCCCACCTGCCAGACTTTCAACCAGTCACTTCACCGTCCGAGTCCCCCCTGAAATGAACTCATTCCTCCACCTCGGTAAGGACAGTCAGTAGTCCGGTGGTTCCTCTCACAAATCTGACACAAGAACCCCGTCCTTGCGATCACAAGCCTCCGTGATTCCCGACCTTCGACCTCGACCCTCCTGAGTTGGTCATCCATTCGGCCATCCGTGTGGCCATCCATTCGGCCATCCCCCGAGCCTTCCCTCGAGCCCTCACTCATGGTCTTCCCTCCAGCCCCACTTGAGGCCTCTCGATGTGATGTAGTGCGGACCGCTGCCGTAAGGCACGCGGGCTGCATGCATGCAACTAGTGTTCTGTCGGGCCTACGTTCGTGTACTCCACCGAGCCTCCCCGCTTCACCCTCTCCACTGACCCGGCTGCGACCAGTCTCGAAAGTTTCTTATACGCATTCACGTAGCTCACCCCGAGGTACTTGGCGAACTGGTTCACGGAGTAAGGCTTGGTCCTCTTCGCCAGCCAGAATTCGACCTCGGGGATTTTCGTTGCCGGTCGCCCCGATTTCTTTATTTGAGTCGCCTTGAATGACTCAACGTCGATACCCCGCTTTGCCATGATGGCTCGAAGTTTGGCTTCGATTTCCTCGGGAGGCAGGTCCGATTCAACATGCATTGAGACTTTGAAGTAATCCATATAGCTATCATAACGTTGCGTGATACTAAATGTCAAGGGCCATGCACTCTCTATTCCTGTTGCTGCATAGCTGTTGCTTTTATTCTCTCACAATATCCCTTTAGGGATATGTGAGGGGGCGCGCCCGCCCGCGTATACACGCGCGAGAGAGAACGTCTTAGTGTCAGCCGAAGATCTGGTACGCGATTGATCGCTCGATGCGGGAGTACATGATATAACCGGCGGTCTCAGCCTTGGCTCGATATTCCCTGGCGTAACGTGCTGCGTCGGCCTTTGCTGCTCCACACCTGCAGCCCCGCACATAACTGGCGCGGTCTCCCCTACAGTATGGGATCGTGTGCTGGCTGGTCGAGTCTGCCATGTCCGGCATTGCGCCACCTCCGGTTGGCGGCGACGTGAGCCCCGCACTGTTGCATAGTCACAAAGTAAAGGCCGCACGCACACCCATAGATGTGAGCGTTCATGCAGCGGGCCTGCCACCCATAGGGGGGACCTGCCCTGAGCACATCCTCATAGCTTCCTGAAGCGCCCATACCGGTCGCATCGCATAGCAGGCAGCGCACTAAATAGCTGGCTCCCTGGGCGCTCCTGCGCTCGAAGCGTATGTCCTGCTTATAACCGTGTCGGACGTACCACTGGGTGGCGGCCAGAGCATCCATTCCCTCATCGAGAGCTTCAAGCTTGGCCAGCTGTGCGCGGCGGAAGGTGGCATGCTGCTTCTTCTTGGCCTTCTCGTGCTCGGCCTGAAGTTCCCGCGCGAGGTCCCGCAGCGACTTACCCACGGGGTGCCCAGAAGTCGAGGATCCACTGAGGGCCGGGCGCCTTCGACCTGACCAGCGCGGCATTGCCCAGAGTCAGGTGCCTGAAGAATGACCTGTGTCCCCACATGCGCTCGCGGCACTTACGCGGTCGAGGAATCTGGCTGGCATCCTTCTCCATCACCATGATCTGGCATCGGAACTTGATGTAGCCCGAGGCCCCAACCTCGACGATCTTGAACTTATGCTTGTGCATCCGGCAGCACCCTTCCCTCGAGAATGTAATCCACACCAGCCGGCATGATCAACCAGGCGAGGTGTTCGCTCTGTCTGCCGACCTGCTTGTTGCACCCATAGCACCATGTACCGTGCACCTTGTGCGCCGCGATCAGCGCCATGAGTTCCTCACGAGTCACGCCGCTGCCACCTCCAGCTAACCCTGCGGCCGAAGAGGTAGGTCCAGCGACTGCGCTTGGTCATTATCTGAGGGTTGCGCTCGCTGAACAGAGGCCGTCGTTCGATGCCGAAGCGGAGAGTGATGTGCAGCCGAGGCGTGCGGATGATCACATACCGCGGGCCATCCGCCATGTTGCGGAATGACCGGAACCACCAGTCGCTCGTGGTCTCATTCATAGGTCGACTCCCCCCAGGGTCGCGGGCGCCAGAGGTCGCCCTGGATGATCGATGCATAGATGGGCCAGTCATGCGGCAGAGAGACGTGATAGTCGTACTCGGGCGAGCCGCAGTCGATGCAGTAACCCGTGCTGATCGACCTCTTGTGGGCGTACCCGTCGACGAAGCCGCCGAGGATGGGGTCCGCAATCGAGTTCTGCCGCGCGAGTACGAACTCAGGAAGGTCGTTCACCATCACAGGCTGGTGTGGGATTGGTTTCGTGACATCCACAAAGAAGACATCTGCGGCTAGTTGGAAGGATCCTTCCATAGAAGACCCTCCCTTTATCCCATTCGTGGCGCTGATCGCTGCGTTGCAACCCAGTCTCTTGCACACCCATGTCGCCTGCCCCTTGTACCAGTCGTGGCCGAGCGTCTCGCAGACCGTGTTAGCCATGCTCACTCCTGTCGGGCACGGCCAGCTCGATCGTGAGTTTGAACTGATTCTGCTCAGTGTCGGTGAAGAGAATCTCCCGGCCATACCAGGTGCCATCGGGGCCGACCTTGGAGAAGTCCTGATCTTCACCCTGGATGCCATCGATGTGGTGGTCGCCCATGAGGTTGCCACCCATCACGGTGTAACCCTCGAGCATCGCGCCGAGTTCCTCCCACACCTGATAGACGAGCTCGCGTCGAGCCAGTTCCTCGGCGTCCATCAGAAGTCGGCCATGGTCATCAGCTCGAGCTCGTGGATCTCATCGTTGATCCGCACCATGTTCGCCTGTCGCTGCACGATGGCATGCTCGATGGCCTCTCCGGGCGTCGCTTTGTGGCCGGTCGAGTATCCCGGCACCCAGTGCGACTCCTTCACCTCGAGCTTCTTGGTGGTGCTGTTGTGCTGCACGACATACGAGCGGACAGCCTTGATTGTGTCTGCGGGCCGTGTCATTTCGTCTCCTTCGGTTGGCCTTGTCATTATGCTATCAGACCTCGTCATTCCGCGTCAAGGCTTCAAGTGCCTCCGTGAGTTCTTTGATCAAGGGCAATGCGAACCACCTGTCGCTGTTCGATGCCCAGCGATACCCGAAGTTTGGATGGGTGAAGTCTTTCGCTTCTTCGAGTGTGCGCGCGATTGCGTCACGATCGATCGGTGATGATGGGTTTGCCATTTGCAGATTCCCTATGCGCTTCCTAATCGCCTAATATGCGCGACGTGATTGATTATGTGATCGTGAATTAGGAGCGCCCAGCGAGCGTCCAGATATTCGAGCCGTTGGGCAACTGGGTGCGCTCGATAGCCCCCTGGTCGAGGAGTCGTGCCGCCTGCTTGTGCACGGTGCTACGGTTGACGTTGATCTCGTTGGCCAGTTCCTGCGTGGTCATACCATTGACCGACTCGGCAAGCGCCTTGACGATGGGACTGGCACCCTTAGGCTTGCGGGTTGCTCGACCCTGGGCCTGCTTGATCGTGCTGGGTGTGGAGTCATCGCTCGGCTCGTCGGGTCGCCAGGTCTGCACGTTCGGGGTCCATCCCGTGTTGTTCAGATCGCTGAGGCGGTAGGTCGCTGCCGGCACGGTCTTCGACTCGAGGTCCATCCGAATGTCATCCACACCCGACCGAGCGAGATAGATGCTGTCCTCGGCCCAGGCGTGATTGGCGACGGCCCCGAGCATGCGCTGACCAGGTCGCGACTTCTCCGACTTGCCCATGTGATGAACGACCATTAGCGCGACGTTATGCTTGCGCGCCAGAACCTTCAACGGCTTGAAGATCTTCGTCGTCATCTCCTGCGAGCGGTTCTCATCGACGTCGCCCGCGGTCATCATCAGCGTGTCAATGATCACGAGGCGGTAAGGCTGGTTGTCCATACCAAGCGAGAGCGTCTCGTCCAGCCAAATCTGCCAAGCCTCGTCGGATACAACAAGGCCCTGCTGGATATACGCATTGATGTCAGGGTCGAAGGCAGCGTCTTGCTCAGGAGGAAGCCAGTAGAGGCCCGCTGCATCTTCTTCATGCACGAGCTCGAACTTATCCGTAGCCTTGTTGACCCAGATCTTGGCGGAACGGTTCTTGAGTGTTGGCGCCGGGTCCTCTTCTTGAATGTAAAGGACGGGACCAGGGTTCTGTACTCTGAATGCGCCGAGGAAGTCCGCGCCCGTCGCGATGGAGAGAGCCAGATCGAGGCCAACCCATGACTTATAGCACTTCGGCTCGCCTGCGATGAAACCACAAGCTCCCTCCGTAAGGACTCCCTGGACCAGATACTTCGGCTTCTTAATGTTCTTGAGTAGGAAGCCGAGGCGATTCGGTGCCGGCCGGTCGATTTCACTCGCGCCACCCTCTTGCTCGAGTTTCGCCGTGACCTCGTCGCTACGCTTCGCAATCGCCTTGCTTGCTTCTGTAATGAGTCGTCGTAGCTCGTCGTGACGATCGCGGAACTTATTCCAAACAGTTTCTCGTACGACAGATACGATTTCAGCAGTGCTGAGCCCGACGTCAGCGAGGCATCGGATGAGGTACCAGAGCTTATCGGACTTGTCCCCAGACGCTTCTCGGGCATTCAGCAACTCCCTTGCCGTGTGATTCAACTTCAGCTTGACCCGGGCGATTACCTCGAGTCGGTCCACACCATCGATGTCTGAGGCGAGCGCATCGGAAAGCTGATCCGTGAGTGCACCCTGAGCCTCGGGCAGGTTGGCGAAGTCGCCAGGCATGTACATCGGGCCATCGGTCCAGAGGATCTTACCCTTGGGATGCCGCCCGTTCTCATCCTCATACTCCGGCTTGTGGTTCTCCCAGCCGGGCATGCGCAGCAACTGCACCGTATCCCACCCCGACGCATCTGCGCCGATGAGATAGGTCATGCGCTGGTTCTCGTTGCCCGGCCAGCTCGCCCCCTGGAAGTCGCCCGTCTGCGCTACCCATAGTGCCTGATAGCGGCCGGGGCTGGACTCCCAGGCGACCGTCGGCGGATACTCATCGAGCGTGCTGGGGTCGACGGCATCGAGGTCAGCCCAGAGAGCGTGCTCATCCATCGCCACATCCTCGCGGCGCATGGGATACTCGAAGAGCGAAGTCGACCAGTACAGGTCATGCTTCTGGTGGGCGAGGCAGTGATCGATGATCTGCTCTTTGTCCTTCGGCCACATGAATGCGGGGCCCTCGCGGAAGCCCTTGCGTCGCTGACCCGTGCGCTTCTGCACCTCGCGGTCGATGTAGGGGAAGAAGACGTACCCCGCCTGCTTACGGCCCCAGGCCTTCGAGATGATACGAAGACCTTTCTCGACCTCAGCCCTGGTTACCACTGCGCTCCTTCAAGTGGTCGCTGAGCTGTCCCGCGAGTGAGAGAATCGCATCAGCCTCCGGCGTACCTCGGTCGGGACGGTCGGGCGCATCGATGTACTTGTGCTGAAGGAAGTCGAGTGCCTCCTTGCGAGCGGCGATCAAGCCCTCGCTCTGGCCGAGCTTCCGGCCTTTCTCGAAATCTGACTGGGCCATGGTTGTTGCGTCCCTCTTTCGTTGGCGTTCACTTGGTGTTCGTCTACTGGCTGTTTCGTTGCGTAGACGGGCTCACTCATCGATCATATGCGCCAATCAAACCTATGTCAATCAAGCGCATAGGGTCCATTCCTGCCTTGACGGGAGGTAGCTCGCGATATAGCATTAGTAGTAATTGATTGCGAGCGCGATAGGAGCGACCTTGTCACATGACATGATCACCCTGAGAGACTTGCTGGAAGACCCCCAGTACAAGTCGTACTTTCTCAAGGTGCCCAAACTGCCCAAGCATTACACCCCCGACAGCGAGCCCTGGAAGCTGATGATCCTCAAGAAAGGCGAGGACCAGTGGCGCACCAAGCGATTCGGCACATACAAAGATGCCTTCGCTGCGGTGAAGAAGCTGCTCAAGAACCCCGACATCTACGACATGGTGATCAACTGCCCCGGGCTCGACTGGCAGCCTCCGATCAGGGTCTTCCAGGCCAAGGTCAAAGGCAAGACCAACAAGGACGGTTCGCCGCTCATCGTCACGCGGGCTGAGGTGTGGAAGCCGCGCATCACTCCCGAGATGTCGAAGCACAACTGGTGCCCCTACTGCCGGCGCCCCACTGCCTTCGGTTACTTCGAGGTTCACAAGGCGATGACGAAAGCGCGCGTAGGTAATATGGGCGCCAACGTCGACCCCTCCCTCCTGCGCTGCAGTATCTGCGCCGCATCCGAACGGGTGGTCAACCTCCGCCACCCTGCCAACCACCAGAACTGGGATAAGAATCGAGTGCGCGTCGCATGAGTGGTCACCTCTGGGTCGCGCTGAACTACCAGCCGATCGACGTTGAGGAACAGCCTGATGGCTCCCTCCACACCTTCACAACTGAGGCAGGCGAGGAGGCCTCCAAGGGGGATGATGCCCTCGTATGCTATATATGCGGGGCGCCCCTCACGACGCTCTCGTTCCATGAAGTTTGCCCCGGTGAACTCCAGCCAAAATAAGTTGACGGGAGCCTTGACATGCTATCGGGCATCGCATATAGTCTTCTTATGCCCGCTAAAGGGCATATGACCAACCAACTCAAGGAGACGATCAGCCATGGCTGAACTGAAGTACACGAAGGCGCTTCTCTCGAAGAAGACCAAGGCAGAGCTCGAGACGCTGCTCGACGAAGAGGGCTACGAGGCCGACTCGACGCTCACCAAGGCAGACATCATCGAGACCCTGCTCGAGGTCGAGGTCGGCGAGGAGGAACTCGAGGAGGAACTCGAGGAGGAGCTCGAAGACGAAGTCTACGAGGCCGACGACGAGGCCGAGCTCGACGACGAAGAGCTGCCCGACGAGGACGAAGAAGATGAGATCGAGGCCGACGTTGTCGAAGAAGTGGTGGTGAAGAAGACGACCAAGAAGACCCCGGCGAAGCCGAAGGCAGCAGCAGCCGACGGCGAAGAGGGATCGACGCTCGCCGCCAAGCAGGTCGCGACCATCCTCGGCACCGAGGCGAAGACGCTCCGCCAGTTCTTCCGCTCGACGGCATCGACGATCGAGCCGGTCGGCTCGGGAGGTCGCTACGAGTTCGCCGAGGCGGATCTGCCGACGATCACCAAGGAGTTCGAGGCCTGGAAGTCGGGTCACGCCAGCCGCGGATCGAAGCGCACCGGCGAGGGCGGCACCACCTCCCGCAAGCGCGGCCCGAAGGTCGCGGAGGTCACCGAGGTCGAGGAGGTCGAAGAGCTCGAAATCGAGGAGCTCGAGGACGAGGAGCTCGACGAGGAACTGGACCTGGAGGACGAGGACTAACCCTCCCGCACAGCTGAGAACCCCCTGACTTACCCGAATGAGTCAGGGGGTTTCTCTTGTGTCGTGTGCGCTGCATCGCGCGCATCGATCGATGATTGAGGCTGCTGTCAGGCGCGCGAGGTTGATCCCTAATCGCCTATTATGCGCTCGATGCCTCATTACGAGGGGGCGATAGCGCAGTCGATCAGGAGCGATCCCGGCGCTTGCGGTCACTCCGCTTGAGCGATGATTGCCGCTGCCTGGATACGAATTCCTTCTGAGGCGAGCCAGTGCCGAAGCGGGTCTTGTACTCCAGCCAGGCGTCGAGCAAGCACTCGTCCGGGGGCAGGCCTCCGTGCTTGATGCCATCCTCGCGGACCCGATACTCGTAGGCGAGCGAGCGGCAGTCCGCATCGTTGAGCTTTGCGCGCCATTGCAGCCGACGCACGAGCGCCTCCGTATCGGCATCCAGGCCCTCCATGAGCGCCGCATTATCAATGGCCATCGATTACCCCCTTGACAACCTTCAGCGCTTCCTGGACTGAACAGACAACCTGCGCCGCGCCGCCTGCATTTTCGATCTTGGTGTGGACAAGCCGCTGCACTGGCGAGACATTCCCTCGTGACTCGGGAAGCTTGGTCTCAAGCCCGATGAAGTGACCTTCCGCACAAACCATGATGTCAGGCAGTCCCGCCATCATGTACTCAGAGCCATGCACCTTGAAGCAGAAGTAGCCCTCGAGTCGGAGGGCATCCATGATCTGTCGACTGAGGCGCGATTCTCGCTGGGTCATTGTAACCCTCCTTTCTGTCGGTATAACTCTATCGGGGGGTCCCCGAAATGTCAATAGCGTCCACACCCAACGATGCCCCCGCTACTCGTTTTGGGGACGAGATTATGGCAGGGGCATCGTGGGTACCCTGAGGCGCGCTATCTCAGGGCCACTCCCAGGCTGGGGGCCTGGAAGCTCACAGGTCGTCGAGGTCGAGCTCTTCGAGCTCCTCGTCCGACACGTTCTTCGTCGACTTCTTCGCCGCGGTCTTCTTCGCCGCCGGCTTGGGTGCCACCTTCGGGGCCGATGCTGCGACTCCGGCGCGGATGAGGTCGCGGATGTCGTCCTCGCTCATCGATGCCTTGGTGGCGACGTCGGGCGAGACCTTCTTCAGCGCCTTGCGGAGCTCGAGGCGGTCGGTGATGGCGTCCCACTCATCGCCCTCGGCAGCCTCTTCCTCGGCCTCGGGCTCTTCCTCCTCCGGCTCCTCCTCGACCTCTTCGGCTTCGGGGGCGTCGAGATCGTCGTCGAGGTCGTCGTCGTCGCCGGCTTCCTCGTCTTCGGCCTCGTCATTATCGTCGTCGACCACGGAGTCCGTGAGCTCGGCGGCGGGGAAGACCCCTGTGATTTCCGACTGCTCCTTGACGACGCCGTCGTTGTCGTACTCGGTGTCCTCGACCGTGACGCCGATCGTGCGACCGACCAGGCGGTTCACATCGACCTTCTGCTTGGCCTTGGGCACGTTCAGCCCGCCGGCGATCAGCAGGTTGCGGAGCTTCCAGAGCTGGTTGTCAGTGAGGACGCAGTAGAACGGGAACTTCGACGAGGGCTTCTTCACGAGCTGAATCGTGAACTCGTACATGAATTCCTGGGACTTCTTGGACTTCGAGTCCTCGACCTTGGTGATCTTGGCGAGGTAGTCTCCGGAAGGAATGCGGGACTTGTTGAAGTTCCCACCATCCTTCACATTGGAGAAGTCGACCAGTTTTGCAGATGCACTCATCTCGAGTGTTCTCCTTTGGTAGTTGGTTGTTGGTGTGACTTATGCAACTATATCAGTTGCGATTGACCGGATCTAAGGAACCCTTACTTTGCTGCTGCCGGCTTGGGCGCGGTCTCCCTTCCAGTCCTGATCAGACGCACGAGCTTCGGAATGGTCGGGTTCTTGACGAACGTCGGGAGCGTGTAGTCGGAGCGGTAGCCGGTGTCGTACTTAACCGACTCCTCGATCCAGAGCCGCCGCTCGCGCTTGTCCTCGTCGTTCTTGATCACGTACAGGCGGCCGATGACGTCGACGATCGAGTTGACCGATCCGCGCACTGCCTTCGGCAGGTCAGGGATGTAAGTGACCCCCTGCTCTTCCGACTCGCTGTCCTCTTCGCTGTCGCCGCCGGCAATCTCCATGCGCTCCTGAGCGGTGAAGATGACCCCGTACGGCAGGTTGTGGAACCGCGTGAGCAGATCCTTCATCAGTTCGCCTGACTTGCCATAGTCCTGCTTCTGCACGAAGCCGGGGATACGGTCGAGCGAGCGCTCCTCCTGTACCCTCATGACGTGCTTGAGCGCCATGTTGTTGATCTTCGTCAGACCATCGAGCACGATCCACTGGTACGGGTGCTCGCTGTACCGGAGGTAATTGTAGATGTCATCCAGTTCTTCCCAGCGCTCGATCTGCCAGCGGTTGGGGTTCGTGGTCTTCATCTCATCGGTGCCGCGTTCGGGGTCGATGACGAGTGTCTTGTCCACACCAGCCGAGATGCCGAAGGTGGTCTTGCCCTTTTTGTTCCGCGCGTAGATGAGGATCTTAGGGTAGCGCTTCGTGTCCGTCGGCTTGTTGATCGCCTTGGCGGCAATCGCGGCATAGTCCTTGGTCTTGCTGACGGCGGCCATCAGAGGTTGACTCGCATCAGAACGCCGGCGACGCGGGTGGTCAGCTTCTGCAGCCGCACATGCTGCTGGGCGAGGTCATCGGCGAGGGGGCTCCGCACCGGCTGAAGGCTGTCGCTCTCACCCGGGCTCTTCATGTCGTTCTCGGGCTTGAGCACGGGGCTGATCCGCTCCTCGAGTCGGCTGACCAGGTCCTCGAGCCCGTTGATGATGGCGTAGTTCTTCTGCATCTGCTCGGGCACAGACCCGGTTTCATACTCGACATCGTCGAAGTCACGAGCCGAGCCTTTCATCGATCCATCCATTGTTATCTCTCTTCCTTTTCGAAGTCGCCGGCCTTGTCGTTGTAGTAATCGTTGGGGTCGCCGGTGTTGTAGTTGCTGCGGATCAAGGGTCGTGTGTTGCCACCCATCAGTTCCACCCCGCAGACATCGGTGTAACTGCATGAGAATTCGCAGGATCGCTCGACCACTCGTTCGACGAAGTCGGGATCGCTGAAGTCGTAATCGTGCATCCTGAGGCTGGTGTGGAGGTTGCCCTTGACGACGCGGTCGATCATCTCATCGGACTTCTCGAGGACGTCGCGACGGAAGAATTCAGAGCTCTGGGTCTTGCCGACCTCGTATCGCAGCCCCTGTAGATACTTGAGTTTGTCGACATCCTTCTGGCGAACCTTGAATGTGTCGGGGTGATCCGCCTTGTAGCGCTTGATCGCCTTGTACATCGTCGGGTAGTCGGTGTCGACCGCTGAGTCAGTCAGCCGGCGGTTCTTGTCGACGAGGGCAGGCACGGTCGGCGCCTTCCACTTGATGTAGTTCCAGATGAAGCCGTTGATCTTCAGTCCGTTCTCGCGCGCGGCCCATAGATAGAGGGCAGACTGGGCGTCGAGCAGTCGGAAGTTCGACTTGGGAAGAGTCTTATGTGTCTTGTGATCGACCAGCCAGAGTCCGAACTGGTTCCGGATGAGCGAGTCAACCTTGCCACGATAGATGGTTCCATCGGGGAACTCGGCCTCGAGCTGGAATTCTGCATCTACCCACTCCCAGGGGTCGTTCTTGTAGTACCAGATGTAGGACTCCATGACCTTGAAGATCTCCGTCGGCATGTCGCCGTAGAAGTCCTTCTCCTCATCGAACATCTGGTTGAACTGGTGGCTGAGTTTGGCATGCACATCGCGCCAGTCTTCGCCCATGTGATAGGCTTCCAACAACGCGTGTACCCAAGTTCCTCGCTTTAGGGGAGAGCCGAGTCGCTTGGGCTTGAGTCGATGGTGGTACTTGTACTCCGCCTGCTTCGGGCAGCGGCGGAACGTCTTGAGCATGGAGTGGGTTGAGATGCGAGCGCCCTGGCCATCTTTTGCTGATGGGTCCCAGTATACTCCCCGATTCTCATCCGCGGTTGACGGCAGAATTAGAGCAGGCAATTGAACTCCTGTGATGAAGAATTAGTTACTAGTATCCTATCATCGCGGTTTGCGGGCGTCAATCGCCTTATGCTGGGGGCACAGATCAAGCCCTGAGCGCCTAACCCAGCCGTCCTCGCGTGCACGAATGCGCGCCTCCTTGGCGGTCCAGCTCGATCCCTCAGTTACCTCAAGGCAGTCCTTCGCGTCACAGGTGACGTCGATCATGCGTTGGATGCTCATGCTTCGACGAGTTCGATGTCGCGCCATGACTCCCACATAGGCGGGCCCGGGATGAGGTCCCAGTCGATGAGCGCCTCGACCGCGTTGTGCTCGATCACCGTGCCATCGCCGAGCATCTCGGTTGTATCGTGGACTCGCTTGCCCTGCAGTGGATAGGTCATGCTGCCCGCTCCGTCTTCTGCTCCTGCGAGCTCAAGTGGAAATGCTTCGGTTCGGTGTGCGAGTCGCACTGGTAGAATCGCTGGGCATCCTTGCCTCGCCGAACATGATCGGCCAGGGCGATCTTCGCATCGAGCTCGGTGTGGAGAATTACCTTCCCGAACTTGCACTTCTTTCTTGCGGCCATGTCATACCTCCTATTGATTGCCTTGTATATCAATCATATCAGCGATTATCAAGGGCTCAAACGATAGGATATACAATGGTTCTAAATATTTTGCCGCGCGGCACAGTAGGAAGAAAGCGTCGGTACTCATTCTCGAGATACCAATGGCCATATTGGCTGTAGACATTCTCCTTTGTCCACACCCCGCCTGAGGCTGTCGCGATTCCTTTTTGGTTTAGGTAGTCCGCGATCATGCCATAGGTGAACTCCCAGTCCTCACGCAGATGGCGTATCAGTTGGGCGTTGTATGGAACTGTCAATGAGCTTCCTCTTCTCCTTGAAGAACCGGATCGCCTCGTTCGCCTGAGCCCGACCCGAGGAGGTGAGGTGAGGCCAGATCTCGTGCAGGAATCCTCGGACTGCTACGTAGCCGCTGACCTCGAAGCCCGCCTCCGTCAGCGAGCCGTTGTTATTGACCGCCAGCAATCGAGTGACCTGATCCTCACTGCCCGCCGGGAAGTTGATCGTGATGCTGAGGTATTTACGAGAGGGTCCTTGCTCCGGCTGGATCAAGAAAGCGCCGCAGCCTTCCAGGATGCCGGCTGCCCAGGGGAGTAGTGCTTCGCGTTTCATTTTGCCGCCTTTGCAAACTTGTACTTGAGGTCGAAGTCGTAGACCTGCTCGGGGGTGAGCTCGATCTTGTCGCCCCAGTGCTGCCCCACCGAGACATCAGCGATGATCGGAATGTCGACCACCGTGCCGAAGAGGCGCTCGACGTGCGCCATGTCTTCCATGCAGTCCTTGATAATCGGGATCACCCGAGCGACGTAGTCATCGCGAATCTCGAAGTTGATGGCGTCATGCACCAGACCGAGGCAATGAGCGAACTGATCCCACCCGAGCTCGCGCAGTCGACGGTTTATCTCGATCATGGCGATGACGGCGAGGTCGCTACCGAAGCCCTGCACTGGCGAGTTGATTGCCTGCCGTTCGGCTTCCATGCGCACCCCCTTGTCAGGTGAGTAGATGTCAGGGAGGTGACGGACGCGGCCCAGCGGGCTAACGACGCGACCATATTCGTTCGCCAGTCGACGCATCTTGGCGTGCCAGGGAAGCAGCTTCGGATACAGATCGAAGTAAGCCATGCGTGCTGCCTGGGCTTCCATCTCGGTGAAGATCGAGCCATAGCTGTTGAACGCGGTCTCGATGAACTTGCGCCAGCCCATGCCATAGAGGAACCCGAAGTTGACCGGCTTGCCAACTACCTTGCGAATCTCCTTCGTAACCTGAGATTCGGGCAGCCCCGTCACTCGCGCCGCAGTCGAGAGGTGAATGTCGCCACCGGTCGCATAGATATGCTTCATGGTGGTTTCATCAGCGAGATACGCGGCGATCCTCAGCTCGATCTGAGAGAAGTCAGCCTCGACGAACGTCCAGCCAGGCGGAGCACCAAAAAGACCGCGGATGAATGGGTCACGAGGGACCTGCTGAAGATTGACCCCTCGTAGCTTGCCTCGGCTACCCGAAACCTTATCCGCATCGGCTTTGCCTGAAGAAAGACGACCAGTAACAGTGCCCGAGAGCTTGAATGTGGTGTGGATTCGGTGATCCTCATCGTACAACTCCGAGTAAGGGTTGAAGAAGCTGCTGAGGTGCTTCTGCTTGGTCACACGATCGAGCATCGCTGGTACGACCGGGTGCATTGAAGCGAGATGTTTCAGCACATCCTCGGCCATGCTAGGGTCGCCTGGCGAACCATCGGGCTTGTCCTTGCCCCGTTCGGTGATCGGCAGTTCGCACCATTCGAAGAGCATCCAGCGAGCGAAGTGCGAGGCATTGAAATTCTCGACCATGTTGATGCGCTTGTTCATGGTCTTCATCTGCTTGATGGTGTGGGGCCACTCATCGCTATCGGGGGACGGCAGCTCAGCAGCCTCACGGATGCGCTGCTCGACCTCCAACAGATTGCGCTCAGCAATGGGCTTGCGTTCGTTGAGTCGCTTCACATCGATCCATGCGCCGCGAATCTCACTATCGATCAGGTCTCGTTGTGCCGGCATGGTGACGAACTTGAAGATGCGTGCCAGGCGCGGTTGCTCCTTCAGCTCGTCAGCGATCTGCTGCTTGATGAAGTACATGTACCAGGTATCGAGAACGTTGTAATGCAGCACCTCGGCGAGCGGCTTCTGCAGCAAGTCGCCAGTATCGATGCCCCATGCCTCCACACCAAGCCGGCTCATCGCCTGCGGCTTGAGACCCTTGAGCACGTTCTCGTTCAGCAGATGAACAGCAAGCATGGTATCGAAGGTGGGGTACAGCTCCATGCCGCACCAGATCAACCACTTGCAGTCGAAGCTTGCGTTGTGCGCGACGACCTTGCGGATGTTCTTGCAGTGTCGACCGAGCAGCCTGAGAATCTCGCGCCACTTTGATCGCCATGGGGACTCAGGGTGGAAGAGTGGGACAGCGAAGACTGCCCGCTTCGTCGGTGCCCCGAAGGTATCGCGCACGATGCATGTGGCGGCGAGAGTTACCATCGCGGCTGCGGGCTCGTAGTATTCGCCTCGGTTTGTCTCGATGTCGATATAGATCTCGTCGGTCAGGTCGAGGATCTTCAGCACCTTACGGAGGTTTTCCTTCGTATCGGCAACGATGTACTTGGGGTCCGGTACGCCAGAAGAAAGGCCCCTCACCTTATTGGAGAAGAGCCTGAGGTCAGCCATGTATGACGGCTTCTGACCAGGGTTGCGGTTGACCGACGAGGGCGATACAGTGCCCATCGCCTCACCATACGGCGTGTCGAGGAATTTGCCCTTGTATTTGGTGATGCCCGACTTACCCGCTACCGTGACGAGCGCCTCGTTGCCCAGCATGAGAATATGCTTGGGCTTCATCGCCGAGAGTTCCTGCTGCAAGAACTCCGCAGCGTGTGCCTTCAGTTGCCCAGTCGACAGCGAGATATCGAACTCGGAGCACTTGATCACTGGGGTGAAGTACACCTCGCTGGTGTCGATGCCGACCTCGGTCAACTGCTGCTCGAGGTTCTTCTGGAATGCCCCGCTCGATTTGCGGTTCGTCACCACGACGATCTTGGCATCGGCAGGGCCAGTGGCGAAGGAGCGCTCGGAATGCTTGCCGCATAGGGCGCATGGTTCGTCAGTAAAGATCACGAAGTAATCCTATCAAACCGGATTGCCGAGGTCAATTACCCGGATGCCTTTGGAGACCAGCAATTCCACACCCTTGGTGATGCGGTATGGAGTCAGGAACGTGAGCGACGCGATGCCTGTTGAGAGAAGTGCTCGTGCGCAATCGAGACAGGGTGCGTGGGTACAGAAAGCGTCAGAACCACCGAGCCGAATGCCCTCTCTTGCTGCGTACGCGATGGCATTCCGTTCGGAATGTTCGACAACTGTGCATCCAGGGGCGGTTTGGTTGGGGCCGTTCTTGATTGTGATGCTCGCCCCGTCGGTGAAGTAATGCCGGCCCAACTGTATAAAATCTCCATGGCCCTGGTTGCGATAGCCGATATCCGCAGTCGCCAGCCACTGAGGTACCTCGTAAGTAGCACCCCGATCAATCTCCCACTGATCCGGAATGTAGATGGACTCATGTACACAGTGGTCAATGCCAGGAGGAGCACCGTTGTACCCGGTAGCCAGGATGCGACCCTCGCGAGCGAATACCACCCCCACCTGAGCACGAGAGCAAGTGCCACGACGGGCAACCACCTGAGCCACCTCGATGAGCATCTGTTCACGACTGATCCTTTCCATTACACCCTCACTTGTTTCACATTCACTATCACTCGCTCTCGCGAGCCGTCGGGCATGACCTCGAACAGTCGCAGTCCCGACCCATCGTCGAACCATGACCTGCCGAGCGCCGGCGTGTCGACCTCCCAGATGAGCTCGATGGTTCGCATCAGAATCTCCGATTGCCGACATGAGCGCGGCTTTTGTTGAGAAGCATATGAAAGAGGATGGCCTGCCACTTCCACTTGAAGCCGACGTCGATGATGGCGTGACCGACATCCTCGCGGTAGACTGTGATGACCTTGTTATAGAGAGGCATCAGAACCAGCTCCGGTTGTTCGCTTTCCAGAAGTCGATCATGGGCTTGTCGCCCTCGAAGATGTGCATGTTGGCGGTGTGGAAGACCAGCGTGCCGACCTCGAGCTTGTCCTGATCCTCGCGGTAGGTGTATGCCCCGGTCTCGCTGTACTCTTTAGCAGCAGCAGTCATCGACAGCAGGTTGAACTCGTCGGCAACCCACTGTGCCAGACGGATCGCCATGTAGACGTCGTCCTGGAAGTGCCGCAGCAGATCGGTCGACCGCATGAAGTAGCTCACGTCGAGCTTGCCCTCGGGAGTGATGATGAAATGGTACCCCAGCGTGCAAGGAACCCGCTTACCGTGCACTGCGCCCGTATCCTCGGGGAACCAGATTGGGAGGTATGCCTGACGAGTCAGCGGCGCCTTGTGGAGCTGCTTGACAACATCGCGCAGATCGCCGTAAGCGAATCGGATACCATGGTGGATGCCCGAACCCGCATCACTGAGTCCCTCGTCGGGAGCTGCTTTCTTCGGCCACATGCGTTCGGGGTACGTGTGCGAGAATGCTGCACCCTCGCTCTTGTGATCCTTGTTCGTGTCGCCATCGGCCGACTTCTTGCGGAAAGGCCACCACTGTTCGCTCGGGCTGGGGTTCAGCGGTTCGCCCCCGACTCGCTCGAGGAAGTGATCCTCGGCCCAGGGCATGCGAGCCCCGGTAACCTCTGCGGCGACGGTCTGCATCGTCGGCATCGGCATCTCCATCACGACGTGCAGCATCTCGAGCATGGGCATGCTGATCTGCTGAGACTGCCACTCGCCCCGTGTGATCGGCTCCTGGTTGTACAGGTCGTGTCGCATGGCGAGGAACTGAGTCTCGAAGCCCTCAGCGTTGCCCGTGCGATATATCCGAAGTGTCATTCGTCATCCTCGTCTTCTTCTTCGCCCCCGACAAAGGGGTCGCCGTACTTGCGATTGGCTGGCATGCCAATTTTACCAAAGTCGAGGCCATGGATATCAACCGACGGAAGCGCCCCATACGCTTTGAAGTACTCTTTCTGCTCGCCGGTGCGTTCTCCCTGCTTGTAGTGCGACCAGCCCTCGAAGGTCTTTGCGTGCTCGAGCCCGTAGACTTCGGTGTGGAATCGCCGAACGATACGACGGAAGGTGTTGTATGAGAAGTCGCCATAGGTTCGTCCCGTAGCGTCCTCCCGAATCACCTTTTGCAGCCACTTGCGCGACAGCTTGATGGCATCGTGGGAGAGAACCTCGCGCTTCTCAGCGACAGTCAAATGACCACTCGGTGCGATCAGCAGGCGACGGTAATGCTCTCGCTTGCCCTCATCGACATGGTTCAGCATGAATGCGAGCGACTTAAAGTTGTGCCACTGCACCGCCTGGTTGTACCAGACGAATCGGAACTTACTTACGTCTGTGCCAAGCTCTCGAGCAAGGTACTCACCGACCTTGTAGGCGATTCCAATATCGAGGGCTCCGATGTAGCCGAGGTAGGAAGTTCGGCTGTACAGAGTAATTTGCGGTACAGGGATGGCTTTATAGCTGATGTTAAGCATGCAGCTTCCCCATGTTCGGGTCTGCTTGTTGGTGTGACCGGTGGAGGCACCTCCCCTCGGCTTGACCTTGTTGGTGCGGAGGACAGCGACGCCTCGGTTCTTGAGGCCGATGCGCGACGTGGCGAGTCCAATGAAGTTCTCCAGTTCTGCCGGGTCGAGATATTGCTTGACCATCATCGACCAGCGAGACCCCGTCAGCCAGGCGTCCTTGAGGTCGAAGTCCCACACCATACTGTCGGCCTCGGCGACGACATCGTGGATCTGGACATCGACGCTGCTGATGAGGTCGAGGGTTTCCTCGGTGCCATGGATCAGCGCGTCGGTGAGGTCCTGGTACATGTCCGTCATCGTGGCGGACTGGAAGTGCCTCATGCGGCGTACCGCTTCTCGACGGCGCAGTACTTCTCGAGCTTCGCAGCGTGTGCCTCGAAACCGGGCTTGATGCGGCGAGCGTCATCCCCGCCATCCGACCAACCCTTGACATAGCAGCCATCGGCGATAACCGCGTCGTCATCGAGGGCACGACCGCAGCCGAAGCACTTGGTGCTGACCCCATCGTAGCTCGCATGCTGGCGAGCCTCGTTCTTCGCATGCTTCGCATCGTAGCGCCGGCGAATCTCCGACTCATCGAGACCGAGCAGGAGCGCCCCGTTCAGCATGAAGTGGAACATGTCGATCCACTCACCTCGTGCCGCTTCGAGATTGAGGAAGGCACCCTTGGCCCAGGGCTTCCAGCCAGTCTCGGCTTCCATCTCGACGATCTCGTGGATGAGGGCCTTGTCGTTCCACTGCATGAAGCGGGTGATCGCCGCGGCAGCTTCCTGCTCCTCGGGCCCATCGGTCGTGTTGCCGAGTTCCTCATAGAGGTCAGTGGGGTGGTCCTGGTTGGACTTCTCCTGCATCACCCGCTGAAGTCGGCTCTGCTCGTTGAGAAAGTACTGGAGGCTCATAGTTCTGCCCTGCCCTTTGCGTAGTTGATGAGTGGATCGATGACCGCGAGGTCGTGTCCCACCTGGTAGTTCCAGATGAGAGTCTTGTCGGGACGCATCACCGAGTCGATGGATGCGCGCATGAGATATGCGGTGTAAATGCCCTCGATGTGGTCTACGACGACCTCATTGTCAGGATCATCGAAGACATTGTTCTGCACGGCCTCGAGCGGAGGCAGGCAGTAGATGATCACCGGGTCGACCTCGTCGTAGAACCGACGCAGCGAGTGGTAGACCCAGCCGAGGCTTGTGAAGCCCGGGCGCATGACGTTGCGCAGTACGGGGCCGTAGACGAATTCGCTGATGAGGCGGTGCCGGTCGTAGATCTGGTACTCGAACCCCTTGGCGAGGTTGTCATTGACCCACACCTGCAAGTCGGTCATCTCGACTGCCTGCTGAGAGACGACACGCGGTGCGACTTCGAGGTCAGGCCATCGCTCCCGCAACTGTGCGATGAGCGTGGTCTTGCCAGCCCCATCCGGTCCTTCGACGATGATCATTCGATCCTCTCCATCTTCTGCAAGTCCTTCACCTCGACGGTCTGGTGGTCGACGATCTCGTTCGACTTGACCAGGGCACGCCAGGGTTGTGTGAGGTTCGCCGGAGTGATGAACTCGAGAACGGTGAGTACCTCACCCTCCGACTTGAACGAGGCTCCTATCGGAATCCCGTAGACTGCTTTGGCGGTCATGTAAACATCCTATCTTACAGGGTTTGGGTTGTCAATCGATCGCTGCCTGACGCAGTGCAAGCAGCCTCTCTGGGCTTTGAATCATCTTCTTGCCGATGTCGGAATCCTCGAGCAGAGTTTCATACTTCATTTCATCCACCGTGCCTCGAGCGAGGTAGAACTCGTGGAACTTAGGCCGGTCGCTCAGCGCGATGCGGTCGGAGAACTGCTGGAAGTTGACCCACGAAGATGGGAGACTGTACCACTGCAGAATCGAAGCCGCCGATAGGTCGATAGCCTCGCCAGCAGCCGCGGGCTGACCGATGAAGATAGCGCCGCCAGATACTCGGGAGAAGGCCTTGGGCGCAGCATCACGATCTCGTTGCGGGGTGTCTCCTGAGATAACGAAAGTCGGAACTTTGAGGACCTTCTCGGCCAGATGACGAAGTGCGGCGATGTCATGTTTGAACAGAGCTCCAATCACTACCTTCTCGTCGGCCTCCATGAGGTCCTCGAGTCGGGATTCGATCATGCGGAGCTTCTCGGTACCGACCTGCACGAGGCGACCCTTAGGATACTCCTTGGTGGGTGAGGTCTTGGTGAACCCCGATGTGATCTGCTGCAGTCGCAGTGTCTGCACCAGCCGAATCGATGCCTCGGTAATCTCGCCCGTGTGAATCCGTGCGACCATATCCTCGGCCATCTGCATGTATGCTTCGACCGACTCCTCGAGCTCGACTGGGATGATCTGAGGCGTCACTGCCGGCAGGTCATAGCATTCCTCTCGGGTGATGCTAAACGCATCGCGGTGAATAAGTTCATGCAATTCATCCACGTGTTGATTGCTGATGAACTTCTCATAATTGCCCATGTTCCGGAACCGCGAGTAGCGAGCCTTGAAGTCCTGGAAGGTCATCACCTTGCCAGTGTCGGGATCGACGAATCGCTGCGGGTTGAGGAATCGCCACTGGCTGTAGACGTCGTAGAGTCGCTTCGCCTTCGTGGTCACCGTACCCGTGAGGATGACGCGGTGACTGACACCCTTGCCAAGCGTGTGCATCGCTGTCGACTTCTTGGCACTCGGGGTTTTGATACGGTGTGACTCATCGAGAATGATCATGTCGGGCATCCAGAGCTTGATCTTCTTGATCATGTCATAGCGCCCGCCCTTGCTCTTCGAGCGGATCTTCGTACCCTCGACCTCCAGGTACTCGCCTTTCTTCGGGCCTGAGCGATGCACCCGGAACGCGCCTGGTGTGGAAAACGCGTCGTAGTTGATCAGGAGAATATCGAGAAC